CCTAACGAACCATCCATTTTTTCATAGACAACATAATCTTCATTTGGAATATCTTCTGGTTTGTGTTCTTCATAGTTGAAGAATTTTTTAAATGGTCTTGCAACGATAACACCTTTTGAATTGGTTACCAATCCTCGACATTGCAAAGTAATATCATCCCACAATCTTTCGTATTGAACTTTTGGAGAATAATTCCAAATAGTTAAGTCAAGGGTTGGGTGGGTCTGTTTATGTAACAAACCGTCTTTATGATATTTCTCTAAAATTTCCAACATTACTTGATGCGTTTAAATAATCCAATATTGTATGTCCACTTCAACCAATTAAAAGATAGATATACTGCACATATTTTGTTTTGAAGTAATGATTTATGTGATTCTGGTTCACATGTTTCAAAATAAAGATATGCAAATGGTAACGGGTATACCGCCCATTGGTTTTTAAATAAACTTGAATGGAATTTCATTTTGGTTTTTTTTGGTGACATGATTTTAAAATAAGATTCAATAAATTGACTCATCTACAATTTGATTTCAAACCTATTCTTCATTTGTTGAAGTTTATCTCTCGGAACTCCGTGAATATTTTCGTTACCGTGTCTATTTTCAACAATTATGGTGTGAACACGATAATCATATCTTTCTGCCATTTTAAAATATTCATCCATCTCCCATTCTTGGGTAAAAGTATTCGCAACAACTATTCTTGATTTTTGTTGTCTCATTCTTTCAGAGCACCTAAATTGACAATAGTTATGAGCTTCTTTTAATTTGGTAGGGTCGAAATTATATCCACCATTACCGTCATCAAAAAAATCATCTGCTGACAATATCTCTTGGGGGTTATTATTTGGCTGTTGTAATATAACATTCGCAAATGTTGTTTTACCTGAACCGGGTATACCTCTAAGAAGTATTAAATCACCTTGTTTTTCTGTATTTGTATCCATGGAGAGTGGGTTTAAAATTAAAAATAAGGTCGGATTGGTTACCGACCTAAATTTTTATTTTACAGATGAGTCGTCTGCCGGAATTTGTGCAGTTGTTGAATCTGTCGCAGATACTGCGGCGGTGTCTACTTGAACCGCGGTCGAGTCAGTTGTTTCAGTTGCGGTTGACCCTGAACCACATGCAGTTAGTGTAAGTGCTACACCAAGTGCCAAGATAAATGTATATTTTTTCATATAATGTAAATATATGAAAATCCTTTGATAAAACCAAATTTCAATAAAAAAACCCCAACGAGATGTCGGGGTTTAAGGTCTTTCGGTGGGTTCAACCCCACTTACTTATGAAAAAAAACGAAAAGGTAATCGACAAAGAGAACCTATGAGAATATAAATATATATAACTTTATAAAAAAGTCAACTATTTATAACATTTTTTTTGAAATTGTTAGTTTTTCATCTTTATATTTAAGGATTATTTGTTCTCCTTCTTTAATATTTCCTCTTAAAATTTCTTCACTTAAAAAATCTTCACAAAGATTTTGGATGATTCTTTTTAAAGGTCTGGCACCATATTCTTCTTGACTGTTTAACTCAAAAATTCTATTTGTAACGGTTTTATCAAAAGTTACCAAGAAGTTTTTATCTAACAATCTATTGTTTAATTTACCAATCTCTATCTGGATAATTTTCTTAAGAGTTTCTTCATTAAGAGCATTGAATAATATTACATCATCAATACGATTTAAAAATTCTGGATTAAATTGTTGTTTTAACGCCTTTTGTATCATCGATTTTCTTACCTCGTACTTTTGAGTTTCACTTGATGATGTATTAAAACCAACGCCTCCGCCAAATTCAGAAACTCTTTTAGCTCCCAAATTGGACGTCATGATAACCAAACAATTTGTGAAGTTTATTTTTCGACCAAATGAATCTGTTAAATGTCCTTCATCTAAAATTTGTAATAATAGATTAAAGACATCTTTATGCGCCTTTTCAATCTCATCAAATAAAATAACCGAGAATGGGTTGTTTTTAACCTTTTCAGTTAATTGTCCACCTTCATCGTACCCAACGTAACCCGGAGGGGAACCAATTAATTTAGATACGTTGTGTCTATCCATAAACTCACTCATGTCAACACGAATGATTTTTTCGGGGTCACCAAATAAAAGATTAGCTAATGATTTTGCTAAATGTGTTTTACCGACACCCGTAGATCCTAAAAAGATAAATGAACCTATAGGTTTATTAGCGTCCTTGATTCCAACACGATTCCTTCTAATGGCCTTTGATATTGTTGTAATTGCTTCTTCTTGTCCAATTACTTTATCTGACAATAAGGTTTCCATTTTTAATAGTTTCTCAGTTTCCTTACTATCAAGTTTAGTAATCGGTACACCAGTCATTTCGGAAACTATTGTATAAACATCATCAACAGACACAGGAATTTTATTTCCCTTTTGTTTTTCAGACCATTTTACTTTTTCGTTTTCAAGTTTATCGAAAATTTTCTTTTCTTCATCTCTTAATTTTGCCGCTTGTTCATAATTTTGAGATTTAACAACTTGTATTTTTCTTTCTTTTATTTCGTCAATCAATTTTTTTAATTTTTCAATTGATTCGGGTACTCTACTCGATACTCTTTTTTCTGAACCTAATTCGTCTATTACATCAATCGCCTTATCAGGAAATTGTCTATCGGTAATGTATCTACCAGAAAGTTTAACAATTGTTTCTATTACATTTTCTTCATAAGATACCCTATGAAATGTTTCATATGAATCTTTTAAATTTTTAAGAATCTCAACAGTTTCTGCCATCGTAGGTTCTTTTAAAATTACCTTCTGAAATCTTCTAACCAATGCAGAATCTTTTTCGATATGTTTTTTAAACTCATCAAAAGTAGTTGCACCAATACATTGAATTTCACCTCGAGCTAAAGCTGGTTTCATAATATTCGCAGCATCCATTGCACCACTTGCATTACCCGCACCCACCATTGTGTGTAATTCATCAATAAACACGATTACATTTGGTGATTCTTGTAATTCGTTTAAAATTGCTTTAATACGTTCTTCAAATTGTCCACGATATTTTGTACCGGCAACGAGTGAAGTTAAATCTAAAGACATAATTCGCTTGTCTAATAAGTTTGTTGGACAATCTCCTTTAACAATCATTAAAGCAAGTTTTTCAACGAGTGCGGATTTACCAACACCAGCATCACCAACAATAACCGCGTTATTTTTCTTTTTACGTGAAAGAATTTGTGCTATTCTTTTTACTTCTTTATCCCTACCAACAACGGGATCAATTTTACCATCTTCTGCGAGTTTAATTAAATCTCTTGAGAAGTTATCTAAAATTGGTGTGGTTGAACCTTTGCGTCCCTTTTTAGGGGTTGAGGTTGGTCCGTCCTCGAAGAAATCTACTGCCATGTGTTATTAAGTTTTGTTGGTACAAACATAACACATTTCATTCTAAAAAACAAATAAATGTCAAAATGTCTAAAAAAATATCTAACCAATGTCTAAATGTCAGTTTTAGACATTTGGTTTACAATTTGTAAAATGTAAAATTAAAATATAAAAACTATGATAACATTATTTAAAGACCCATTCTTCACAGGATTTGATACTAACAGATTTTTATCAACTCCTGAAACTAACATCAGTAAAAGTGAAACTGAATACTCAGTTTCGATAAGTGTACCTGGATTAACCAAAGATGATTTAAAAATCTCAACAAAGGAAGGTATATTAAAAATTATTTACGAAAAACAAGAAAGTGATAAATCACATCATTTTGTTGGAAGTTTTGTAAAATCCTATAATATACCTGATGATGTGAAGGAAAGGGATATCATTGGTAAGGTTGAAAACGGAGTTCTTGAACTTACGTTACCAATTGATAAGAAAAAATCCTTAGAAAGGTTAATTTCACTTAATTAAATCTAACCCCCGATATCGGGGGTTTTTTATTTGATATTTATTATGTATATTATAGTACTAAAATAATAATATTATGGGAATAATTTCAGAAACAATTAATGGAAAGATGATTGACGTTACCATCAATTCATCTAATTTAAAATCGGCTTCATTTAATACAGAAAATGAGGATTTAACTGTGACTTTTAATAATGGTGCTATTTATGAATATAATAAAGTTCCTTGGGCCAAGTTTACTAAGTTTAGACTTGCTGAATCACAAGGAAAGTACTTCAACGAGAATATCGCCAGAAGTTATAAGTTTACTAAAAAAGGATGAGTTTATTTGAAGAACTGATTGAGGACAAGGAAGAGGATAAGAAAATTATCAAGTCTTTCAAATCAAAAGATTCACTATCGGAACAAATTTTCGAAGGGTCTGATGGTAAGTTTTCTATGCGTGAGGATATTCGAAAAAATTTATTAAAGATATCAAATGATTTTATCGATAGTCTCGGTATTGAATTTTTTATTCATGATATAGTTCTTACGGGTTCATTAGCAAACTACAATTGGTCAAACTATTCAGACGTAGACTTACATATTTTAATTGATTTTAAAGAAACGGATTATAATCTAGACTTACTAAAAGAATTTTTTGACGCTAAGAAAAACGTGTGGAATGAAAAACATAACATTATAATCAAAGGATACGATGTTGAGTTGTATGTCCAAGATGTTGATGAGGAACACGTATCTTCAGGTGTTTATTCTATTCTAAACAATAAGTGGATTGTTGAACCAGATAAGGTTAAATCTAATATTGACGATAAGATGATTCTTCAAAAATCTGAAGAATATATGAAGAAAATAGATTCAATTATCAAAAAGGGGGGACCAATTGAATCAATTGATGAATTAAGAAGAAAGTTAAAAGAATTTAGACAAAGTGGTTTAGAATCAGGAGGAGAGTATTCTTATGAAAACTTGACCTTTAAATTACTTAGACGAAATGGGTACATTGAGAAATTATTAAAACTAAAAACAACACTTGTAGATAAGAAATTATCCATAACACAATAAAGAACCTTATTTTTTTCCCTATATCAATGTATTTATAGGATAAGAATAAGTATATCTAACAATTAATAAAATGGCAGACTTAAAACCACTTGGTAGTGAAAAACTTAACGGAGATGACAAATTAAAGAGAATTCTCGAGTTAACCTACTACAACAATAACCAACCATCAACTAAAAAATCCGAATTAGTGAAAGAATCAACTAGTGGGGGTGTTTACGGTATCGTTAAGGAAAAAGACGGATACTATGTAAAAAAGGGGTTAAACGAAAGTTCTCTTGATTACATTGGTGGTATGTTTATGAAGAACAAAAATAAATTTTCATCATATGCTGAAGCATTTAAAAGATTAGATCTTTTAAAAGGTCAAGAAGACTTGCAAGAGGCAACAAAATATGTTTTAAAACAAACAAAACCACAAGATGAGTCTCCATTGGCACAACCTTCTATGGATGCACCTATGTCTCCTGATGCTGGTATGGATGTTCCACCTGCGGCTGAAGAGCCAATGGGAGATGTTCCTGCTGAAGAACCAATGGGTGAATTACCACCAGCGGGTGGCGAAGAAATGGGAGTAGAAGGAAAACGTTCTGATTATATGGCGGAAGCTCAAAAATTTGCAGGTAAGTTAGGACAAGAATTAAGAGATTTACAGGATAAAATGGAAAGTGATGATATCAAGTACATTTTAAACATGATTATTTCTGCCGTTGATTTAGATAAATTAGACGATGAAGACATTGAAGACATCGCTAAAAAATTCGAAAGAGAAGAAGATGAAATGGGGGGAGAAGAACCAATTGCTGAACCATCTGCGGAAGATGAGGTACCCGATGAAGAGCCAGTAACTGGTGACGAAGACTTAGGGGAGACTATGGATTTATTGAATAGTTTTATTGAGTCTCCAATTGGTGAAGAAGATACTAATGAATTAGATTTAAGTCAATTTGCTGACATTGAAGCGAGTGAGGGACAATCTTATGAAGATGACGTTCAAGAACTTGATTTAGACGAAATTAAAAACGATATTAATCAAGCTATTAGTGAAAAATTAAGTAAATACTTTAAATAAAATGCATCTTATCTATGTCAATGAAATAGGTTCTGATTATAAAGGTCAAAAACAGTACGAATTTATTTTTAGTAAAAGTACTGAAATTGACATGGATGAGTGGTTCATTATACCGGCATCCGCATCATCACAACCTAAATCACCTGAAATTGAATATGTTGATTTAGTTGGATTATTAAAAAATACGGATTTACAATTAGAATTAGTTCAAGACTCCGATTATTTCGGAGTTATTGATGCTGTAGATGGTGTAGTTGCAATGGCTTGGGAGAAATTTGATATTGATTCAGATAGTGAAAGATTAACATTTAAATTTGGTGAATCGATTGATAGTGTTACAAAAAAATTAAAAATTAGAAGTTATCTTCTTATAAAAGAGGAAATAAAATTCAAAGAAATATGAAAAGGTCAGAATTAGTTGATAAATTAATCAAAGAAGGAATGTCAGAAAAGACATTAGTAAAATTCACAGATAAACAACTTAATAACTTAGCCGACAGAATGTTAGGTGAAGCGGTTACAACAACTGCAGACGCATTGTCTAAAAGTACCGCTTTACAAAATTTAGCAAAAAAACAAGATATAAAACTTGTGGGTGAAGAAGACCTTGATGAAGAATTAAAAGGTGGTCAAAAGAAATTGGATAAAAACCATAATGGTAAAATTGATAGTCAAGATTTTAAAATATTAAAGGGTCAAAAGAAATCCGAGACTAAAAAATGTGATAGTTGTGGAGAATCAACAAAAGATTGTAAATGTGACCACACACATATGGACGAGTCTAAAAAGATAAAAAAATGGGTTAATACATTAGCAGAAGAAAATTTTCATAGTTTTACATCAAAAAACGAAATTATGGAATTAATCAATGTTAAATTAAACGAATCAGAAGTACATCAATATGGTCCAAATGTAAAAACAGGACATAATGGTCTTCCTGAATTCATGACGTATGATGCGATTGTTGGAAATGGTCCAAAAATTGCACCAGCAAAACCAAAGGTTGATCCGGGTACAAAACCTGTTAAACCTAAAACACCATTCCGACCTGGACCAAAAGTTAACCCTAATCCTAAAGCATTAGGTGAAGACGGACCAAAAATTGCACCGGCAAAACCAAAGGTTAATCCGGGTACAAAACCTAACAAACCTAAGACCCCTTTTCAACCCGGACCTAAGGTTAATCCTAACCCTAAAGCAACAATTAAGGGAGATAAAAAATAATTTAAAAATATGAAATTATCTAAGAAAAATTTGTTATCTTTAATTAACGAAAATTTAAAAGAGATGGCAATGGATTTTGACACTGCTGATAGACCAAATCCCGATTTACAATCTAAATTGGCTTCAGGAGACACACCCTTAAAAAAAATACCTTTTCCTAAAACAGGAAACGAACCAAACCAAAATTTTCAAGAACTTTTAGCTTCTGAAAGATATAGACAAATTGTTAATAATGTTAGACAATACACAAACTATCAAGGTACATTAGATGGTACTGAAATGGGTCCATTATTGACAATGATGTACACTGCTCATAATAATATTATTAGACTTGAATCAACACATAAAGAGGCATTAGAGCAATTAGCAATAGAAATTGTTAAAGAGGAAATGGGAATTGGTGATGAAGTTGAATTTGACGCCAAGATTATTGGAATGAATGAAATTGATAAATCTGATTTCAATAGAGAACAGGGACCTGAACAAAATCCGGATGAGGTTGATGTTGAGGACGATGATGAGGAGGAAGAAAATAATCAACAACCTCAGATAAATCCTGAAAATCAAGAAGTTGAGGAGGAATTATACATCGATTTAAAACAATTAGATTTAGAAAGAGCAAAATTATCTTTAATTAATAGTATTATTCAAGGAGCATCAAAAAGAGGTCATTATATGTACCAACTTGTTGGTGAAAAACTTAGAGAGATTACGGGTTCTGATGAATTATATAACGATTATGGTGTAATGATGTCAGTTAATGATGCAAACTATTGGCAGTTTAGTCCTTCAATGATTAAAGGGTCATCTGATAGTGTTGCAGGTAAGGTTAAGACTGAATTTCCTGGTGATGATGAGACAGGAGAAACTGGAGATGAAGGAGGTGAAGAAGGTGGTGAACAAGAAGAACAAAAAGTTAAAGTTGTTGCAAGAGGAATTAATTTTCCAGTTTTAATACATGAATTAATTAAAGGTGTTTTTGAAATATTAGGTAGTCATGGACAACCTGGAGAATATACAAATCCACAAGATAGAGAAATGTACCAACAAGCTCAAAAGTTAGAAAGTACATTAGAAAAAGAAATGTGGACTTTACTTTTAGGTCCAGCAATATGGGATAGAATTAGAGGACAATTTCCTGATGAAGTAATTTTAGAAAACGGTAAACAATTACAGAATTACATGCTAATGCACATTTTCCAATTACCAGCTAAACAATTTTTAGTTTTAATGAAAGAAGTTGTTAGTAATAGTGAAAATGGAAAACGTTTAATGACGGATTTAATGGCATCAATTCAACAAATGTTTAATGAACAAGATTATGAGGAATCTATGAATCAATTTAATGATGAGTTAGAAACAATGTCAGATGAAATTGAATCGGATAAATTAATGGATTTCATATCAAGTATTCCGGGTATTTCATTGTCTAAAGATGATGATGACGATGATGATTATGACATTTATAAAGAATTAGGATTAGACAGACCTAAAGAATAATATGAGGAGGTTTTAAACCTCCTTTTTTTTTGTATTTATATATATGAATTCCAAAATAGAACAACTAAAAGAGTATGCAAAGATTATGAAGGATGCACCATATGCACTAAAAACATATTTGCAAACCTATGACAATACTCAAAAAAAATATGTTCCATTAGAATTATTCCCTGACCAAATTCAATTGATTCAGGATTATGAAAATTACAATGAAAACATAACTAGAAAATATAGACAGGCGGGGGTTACTACGGTTACCGCAGCTTGGATTTCTAAAAAATTACAAACCGCCAAAGAAAGTGAACCTGAGAGAGTTCTACTAATTGCGAACAAACGTGATACTGCGGTGGAGATGGCTAATAAAGTTAGACATTTTATTGAACAATGGCCTGAATGGATTAATGTTGGTTTCTCACCAGATAAAAACTCAGAAAGTAGATTTAGATTAAATAACGGTTGTGAGGTTAAAGCGGTTGCAACATCTGCGGATGCGTTACGTGGTTACACACCAACCATACTTGTATTTGATGAGGCTGCTTATATTGAAGCGGGAGAAGATTTTTGGGCAGCATCTATGGCGTCCCTATCAACGGGTGGTAAGATTATTCTTATTTCGACGCCAAATGGTTATGACCCTATCTATTACGGTGTTTATGACCAAGCATTACGTGGAATCAATGATTTCCATATAACAGATTTAAGATGGTTTAAAGACCCCCGTTATACCAAAGATTTACATTGGGTTAAATGTCAAGATATTTGTCATTATATGTTGAACAGAGAACAATATAATGATGAGGAAGTTATAATGAAGGATTTTGATCCTGAGAAATATAATGAATATATTGAACAAGGTTATAAACCATATTCTTCTTGGTTTGAATCTATGTCTAAGAAATTTAAATATGATAGACGTAAGATTGCTCAGGAATTGGAATGTGATTTCTTAGGTTCAGGAGATGGGGTTATTCCTGGCGATATTCAAGAGAATATTGCTAAAAATATGATTCGTATCCCTAAAGAGAAGTACATGCAAGGTACCTTTTGGCATTGGAAAGAACCTGTTGAAGGTCATCGTTATATTATGGGTGTTGACGTTAGTAGAGGGGATAGTGAAGACTTCTCATCAATTAACATCATTGACTTTGATGAAAGAGAACAAGTTGCAGAATACATTGGTAAAATACCTCCAGATGATTTGGCGGCAGTTGCATACAAATGGGGTATCTTATATGAAGCATACATTGTGATTGATATTACTGGTGGTATGGGTGTAGCAACATCTAGAAAGTTACAGGAGATGCAATATAAAAATCTATACATTGATGGGATAAACACCCAAAACATATGGGAATGGAATAAAAAGGCGATGGACAAAATCCCTGGTATAAATTTCAATAATAAAAGAACCCAAATAGTTGCCGCATTCGAGGAACAACTTAGAAAAGGATTTAGTGTTAGGTCAAGTAGATTATTAAACGAACTTAATACGTTTGTTTATATGAATGGTAGACCAGACCACATGAAGGGAGCACATGATGACTCAATTATGAGTATGTCAATGGCGTTATATGCTGCAGATATGTGCTTCAACCAATTGAAAAAGAACGAATCTGCAAATAAAGCGATGTTGGAATCTTGGACAATGTCAGAAAGGTCATATGAACCTAATAAATCGTTTTACTCTTATGGTACCGCGTTCGACCAAATAGGTTCTATGGGGATTGATAATCAAAATTTATATCATCCAAATAACAATATGAATGTATCAAAGGACGCTTATAGAGAACATATGTGGTTATTTGGTAAGTCAAAATAAGATTCCATTTATCAATAATTTAGTTTATATTATAAAGAAAAGTATTTATATACATGGCAGAACAGAATCTTACCGTCTTTCAGAGATTAACAAAGGTGTTTGGTTATCCAAATCAAGCAAAACAAAAAAATGTCGCACCACCTTCGTTCAATTTCAATAAAGATGAAATATTAAAAACAGACAGTAGAGAAGAGTATGAAAAGGCAATGTTACAAGCTCAACAGAGTCAATACATTGCAGATAAATGGACTAAGTTAGACCAATCACTTTACAACCAATCTGTTTACTACGAACCAAATAGATTATCGGCATATTACGATTATGAATCTATGGAGTTTACTCCTGAGATATCCGCGGCGTTAGACATTTATGCTGAAGAATCAACAACCATGTCTGAGAAAGGACAAATATTAACAATATTTTCAGATTCAGATAGAGTTAAAAATATATTAGATGATTTATTCAATAACAAATTAGATGTTAATACCAACTTACAAATGTGGACTAGAGGTCTTTGTAAGTATGGTGATGATTTTGTTTATTTAAAAATAGACCCTGAAAAGGGAGTTGTTGGTTGTCAACAATTACCAAATATTGAGATTGAAAGAATTGAAGGTGCTGCATCTAAAACGCCAAACTCTTATACTGATATTAAAGTACCAACAAGAGAATTAAGATTTACTTGGAAGAATAAAGATTTAGAATTCCAAGCGTGGGAAATTGCTCACTTTAGATTATTAGGTGATGATAGAAAGTTACCATACGGTACTTCTATGTTAGATAAGATTAGAAGAATTTGGAAACAACTTTTACTTGCTGAAGATGCGATGTTAATTTACAGAACATCAAGAGCACCTGAAAGACGTGTATTCAAAGTATTCGTAGGTAATATGGACGATAAAGATATCGAACCATATGTACAACGTGTTGCAAACAAATTTAAAAGAGATCAGGTTTCAGACCCACGTAATGGTAATGTAGATATGAGATATAATCAAATGGCGGTAGACCAAGATTATTTCATTCCTGTTCGTGACCCGGCACAAAGTAATCCAATTGAAACTTTACCTGGAGCACAAAATTTAGGTGAAATTGCAGATATTGAATATATCCAAAAGAAATTATTAGCTGCGTTACGTATTCCAAAAGCATTCTTAGGATTTGAAGAGGTTGTTGGTGAAGGTAAGAGTTTAGCATTAATGGATATTCGTTTTGCAAGAACAATTAACAGAATTCAAAAATCTGTTATCCAAGAATTAAATAAAATTGCATTAGTACATTTATATCTTTTAGGTTTAGAAGATGAGTTAAATAATTTTTCATTATCACTAACTAATCCTTCTGCACAATCTGATTTATTAAAAATCGAGCAGTGGAAAGAAAAAATTACATTATATAAAGATGCAACGTCTGACCAATCTCAAGTGGGTATCTTACCTGTTTCACATACATGGGCTAAAAAGAATATACTCGGTATGAGTGATTCTGAAGTTATATTAGACTTACAACAACAACGTCTTGAAAGAGCGATGGGCTTTGAGTTAACAAATACACAAAATGTAATTAAACGTTCTGGTGTGTTTGATGATGTCGATTCTAAATATGGTATTTCTGAAGAAGAAAGACAAAAATTAGAAGCCGCAGGTGCAATGGGAGACGCCTCTGCTGGTGGTGGAATGGATATGGGCGGTGCACCCGCAACTCCTCCATCGGGTGGTGAGGGAGATGCTCCATTGAGTGAATCTTTTACTAAATCTAAAAAATCAAAGATATTGAGTATGTTGGGAGAAGAAAAAGAAGGAAAAAATATTTTATTTGATATGGAAAGAGCTCAACAGAATATTTATGAAATAGAAAATAAATTGAACGATATTATAAACGATTAAAAATGAACAAATTCGGGGTTATTAAAACCAAAATGTTGACAAAATTAACTGAGTCTTATTCTAAAGAAAATAAGAAAGAAGTTAAGGATATATTAAACACAATTAAAGAAAACAAAGCGTTTAAAGAAATGTATTTGTTTTATGAAGAAATTGAAAACAAATATATTGAAGATAAAGAAACCGCAAAATTGTATGTTGAGGGATTAAACACATATTTTGGTCAACCAATGGGTAATTGGAATGATTTAAACGTATTTTGTGAATCTTTACATAGTAAATTGGGTGACATCGAAATAGAAACTAACGAATTATATGAGTCTTTAGATATATTATCTGAAAAAGATTCATTATCAAATATTGAGAAGAAAGTAATTGCTAAAAATAAATTAGTAAATCATTTAACAACTAAAAAGGAAATACAAGAATCTAAAGGTTCGACATTAGTACCAAACGAAACATTGTTACAAGCCGTTTTGGCAAACAATTTTAATGTTTTATATTCTAACACATTATCAGAATCACAAAAAGAAGAATTAAAGTCTATTTTATCAATTACCCACGATGATTTAATTATCAAAAGTAATGAATTACAAGAATCAATTATTAATCAAGTATCTACACTTTTAAATGAGTCAAATGACACTGAATTAACCACTAAACTAAATAAAGTAAAAGATGAAGTTAGTAAAATGACAACATCTAAGTACAACAACG